GTAGGTTGTTGGATGATGTTCAGTCAAGCACATTGGCTGGTTATTATCTTTTGTTGGTTGAACACTATTTGCAACCTTTGTTGATTCATTATGCAATGAGTGATTTGTTGTTATTCCATGGGTATGAGGTAACCAATGCGGGGATAGTTCGGAATTCACCCGAGAACACACAGTTACCAAGCAAGGAGGAATTGGACACAATTGTGCAAAGACAAAGAAACATTGCAGAAACTTATCGAAGGCGTTGCGTGGATTACCTTTCGTTTTTTCCACAGAGATACCCAGAGTATACGGCCAACCAACAATCGGGTGAATACCCAAATACAAATCCATCGAATTTTGTTACATGGAATTTGTAAAAAAGACATATAAACCCAAGGAAGATAAGGTCAAGAAATTGACCACCTACATAACGCAATTGAAAATCGTTAAGGGGGTAAAATGTGATTTGTTCACAAAAGCGATTATCATATTGGTGATGTCAACGGGATGTTCAAGTCAATGGCATTTGAAAAAAGCCATCCAAAAGAATCCAAGTTTAATCACGACAAGTACCCATACCATTGATACGCTATTTGTACGCGATTCTGTGACCATTACAGACACTTTCACCACGGAAAAGGTGGATACCATCACAATTGAAAAAGACGGCGTTAAAACGATAGTTTATCGTAACCACGATATTATCAGAATCAAGACAATTGTTAAAGCTGATACGATCCGTTTCACCAAGACCATTCAATTACCCCCAACGATTCAATACAAGGAACGCATCAAAGTTCCCCAGGTGGTGGGGATTGGATTAGGATTACTATTATTTGGCCTTTTATTATTTTTATTAGCACGAAGATGAATAATCAAAACTACGATAAGACAACGCAACCCGCACAAGGTTGGAAAACCCCATCACGGAGTTCCCCACAAGGAGGAGGAACACGGTCGTGTTTCTGCAAAGACAAATTAACATATTCCAAAAAATGTTGCGACGGAACATTGTGGGCGCAAGGCATTGGACCAATTACGGCCAACCCCTAACAAGTAACAATTTAATCGTTTTATAGATATGAGTATTAACGCAAGTTCATTTTCGGCGGGTTACACGGGAAGTGTAGTCGTTGCCAATACATCGGCCAAGGTTGGTCAATTTCGTGGCTTCGTAGTCAATAGTGACTGCGTGGTTTCGGCTTGTTTAGACCAGGCGAGTGCATCATTGATGACAACATTAGGATTAACAAGTGTAACGATCCGTCAAGGTGGTTTCGTTTGTGTTCCCGATGGCACTTATATTTCATCAATCACCTTGTCAAGCGGTACGATTATATTGTACAATGTTTAACCAAGGCCCATTTGTTGGTGTACGCCCTTTTTATTCGCCATTGGCGGATGAGATTGTATTGGGGTATATTGCCCGTGTCACGGCAGATGGTGGATATTACGAAGGGATTGAATGTTTAGAAATTAAATTAAACGCATTAAGGGTATGAGTACTTTATTAGAACAAGCAAGTTTAATTATGATTCCGAGTGGCTACAAAGAAGATGTGGTCTATTCGGTAATACCAGAAAACGGCAACGGTGATTTATCATTCACCCGAGCATCCAACGGAACACGAATAAATAGTGCGGGGTTGGTGGAGGTTTGCCCGTGGAATTTGTTGGAGTATAGCGAGGATTTAAGCAATTCAGTTTGGGGAAATGATGCGGGAAATACAAAAATCTCAAATACAACAACCGCACCTAATGGAACGGTAACCGCCGACACAATAAGTGCCATATCGGGTAATGTTATGAATGTATATCAAATCATTACAACAAATGATGGTACATTAAGTTATTCGGTATATCTTAAAAAAAATGCAACAAATTTAATTTCCATTTATATATATCAAACTTTTGGAAGTTCTGCATTTAAGGCATTGGGCGAAATAAATTTTGACAATGGAACATTTACTCCGAGTATAGGAACGGGAACGATTGAAAGTGTTGGCAATGGTTGGTTTCGTGTAAGCGTTACTGCAAATTTATTAAGTGGAGCAAATTCATTTGGAATTTATACTACATCAGATACGGGAACAAGAAATGTTTACCTTTGGGGCGCACAATTAAACATTGGCTCAACCGCAAAACCCTATTTCCCCACTACCGACCGCTTAAATGTTCCACGCCTAACATACCAAAATGGCGGGGGCGGGTGTCCAAGTTTGTTGTTGGAGAAGCAGAGTACGAATTTAATAAAATGGAGTGAGCAGTTTGATAATGCGGCTTGGACAAAAGAAAATTTAAGCGTATCGGCAAACAATGGCATAAGCCCAGACGGCACACAAAACGCAGATAAATTAATTGCCGACACGGATAATACTGACCACTCAATTTATCAAAGCGATGCAATTTTTTCGGGGGCAAGTCTTTCGTTTACAACTTATGCAAAAGCAAATGGGTATAATTATATTTTTTTAGGCGCAAATAATAATGTCGCTAGTGATGGGGTATTTTTTAATTTAACAAATGGCACAATTTCACAAAATACAAGCGGGTTGGGGGCATCAATTCAAAGTGTTGGTAATGGTTGGTATAGGTGTGTTGTTACCGCAAGTTCTTTCCCAAGTGTATACGCCATTATTTGTTTATCCGAAAACGGCACAAGTTTGGGGTTTGCGGGTGATAATTCAAAAGGCGTTTTAGTTTGGGGCGCACAAATTGAAGCATCATCTTACCCCACATCCTACATCCCAACAACCTCAGCAAGTGCCACAAGGGTGGCGGATGCTTGTTTTAAGACGGGGATAAGTTCGTTGATTGGGCAGACGGAGGGGGTTTTGTTTGTGGATGCAAAAAATCTTTATCCAAGTGGTGCAAGAACTATTGGGTTATTATTTACAAGTGTTTCTGCATTTTACCAAATGTATATTAATTCAAGCAATCAAGTGCGAGTTGATGTTAATGGTAGTTTCTTATTTTTAGGCGGAACTATTGCAGAAAATACACAATATAAAATTGCATTTGCGTATAAAAGCGGTAGCAATGCTCTCTACATCAATGGGACACAAATTGCAACAAGTGCCAGTACAACAATACCAAGCAGTTTGACTGATTTTTATGTAGGTAATTCTTTAAGTAGTGAACAAAGTGGGTCAATTAATCAAGCCGTGCTTTTCCCAACCCGCCTAACAAACGCCGAACTTGCATCCCTAACAACCTTATGAAAACTTTTAATAAATTCGAGTTCACCCCTACACAATGGGCAACCCTTCGCAAGTTAATTGAGCAAACCACAACCACACCCGACGGCGGAGAGTCCACGACTTGGGTAGATTGTGCAGTTGTTGAAATTGGGTTTATTTGTTTAGAGTGGGGAACGGAAGATGACAAACCCGTATGCGTTAAGCAGTCGGACAAATGGGCGGTAGATATTCTATTCTATTCAGAACCACCCGCAAGTTTTGCCCCGTTTGAGGTGTTCCCGTCGCCAGTCGGAATACATACGTTTGCTGGTTGCGATGATTTGTATTTACAAAGTTTTTGCCGTAAATTCCCAGATAGCGAATATTGCAAATTGCCAGAATCGAATGCAAAATAAAATAGGCATAGTATACAAATGGGAAAACATTGATACCAAAAAATGGTACATAGGTTCGCATTTTGGTTTTTTAAATGACGGCTATATTAGTAGCGGAAAAGTTTTTAAAAACGCATATGCCAAAAATCCAAATAAAATGATTCGTTCTATTTTGTATACAGGCCAAGATTTTAGACAAGCGGAGGAGTTTTTTTTATTGTATTTAGATGCTGCACGAGATAGGCAAAGTTACAATATGAAAAACACGGCATTGGGTGGAGGGCCAACTGTTGAAAATATGTCAATTGAAACAAGGCAAAAAATATCTGATGCCTTAAGAAATCGTGTAAGAAAACCAATTTCCGAAGAGACAAAAAACAAAATTAGTGCAACACTTACAGGAAGGAAAGCGCCAAAAGAACTTTGCAAAAAAAGAAAATTAAATTCATTAGGCGATAAAAATCCATTTTATGGCAAAGTCCATACTGATGAGACAAAAGAAAAAATTAGAACGGCCAACAAAGGCAAGTGTCACTCTGGATTTGAATTTATGAAAGCCTTACACAAAAAGGCGCAAAAAAAAGTTTATTCTGGATTGTGCAATTTGACATTTGATTCACGTAACGATTGCGCAAACTATTTTAATGTAAACCCTTCATCAATTTCAAACATGATAGCAAATAGAATAAAAAATAGGTTTTTATTAACCATAGAAATCCCAAATCCTTGCGGGGTGCATACTTTCTCTGGAGACGAAAGCCTTTACTTAAAATCGTTCTGCGCTA